TTTAAGTCTTGAAAGTGTGACGGTATATAGTATTTACGTTGATATTGTCCTCTCTCGTTTATTATTTGAAATAAACAAAGTTTGTAAATGTATTTCTTAACGCTGTTTTCTTTTTCTAATTGTATAATAAAGTCCTCTCCCTTTTCTAATAAGAGTAAAATTATATCTTGTTTAAAATCTTGTAATTGAACAACCCTATATTCTCGACCAATAAACAAAATAAAATTCTCTATTTTCTTAATTAGCTTGTCGTTCATTTCGTAAAATTAATAATCTTTTTGAACATTATACATTTCTGACTTTAAAAAACTTATATTAGTTCGCATTGAGTCAGCTACTCTATACCCTGACTCTAATAAACGTCTCAGTCTATACATCTCAGGAACAGCAACGTTTGCCTCGTTTGTTGCCCTGGCAACGCTGAAACCCTCTTTTACCTTACTATGAATAACAGACTCAAAGTCTTGATGTGCTTTCGTTCTTATTGTCTCAACGTGATATAACATAGACGTTAATTGTTTTAATTGGTTGTTAAGCGTCTGACCGTCAAAGATGTCAGTTGAATTATAGTCGTCTATAATATCAGCAATTTTATTTAGTGTTTCTTTCATTTCTTAACTCTTCTAATTCTTTAACAATATTAACAAAGTCGTTAAACTCAATAGCAACATAATCTAATTCAAAATTTTTCGTAAAACAAACTAAAGGAATAGTTCCTCTCGGCGCGTCATTACGAGACTGCGCTAGTGCTTTCCAAATATTAAGTTTCTCTTGGTTCTTACATTCCCACGAAAACTCTGACATAATAGAGTTATCGTCAATACACAAAATGTCTCCTTTAAAATCCATACCGCCAGAAAGCGGAGTCCTTTTAATTTTACAGTTAAATTCTTTTGCTAATTCGTTTGCTATTTTTAGCTCGAATCGTTTTCCTTTTTTATTTGCGTTTAGTGCCATCGTTTATTAGTTTTCTTATTTGCTTTCCTAAGTCTCTGTCGTTTGGATATTTCTTACAATACTCTCTTAATATATAACTTAATATTTTATTAGTCTTTAACTCATCCTCGTAAATATGAATGTAAACTGAGTCTTTAACTTGACGATATTCGTTAAGAGTCCTTTTCTTCATTTTCTAAATATATTTGTATAATTTTTAATAAACACATTCCTGAGATTATAGCTAAAAAGTGAGAAGCTAACATTAAATAATAAATATTGTTAATAAGATGTTCCATAATTATAATTCTTTTAACTCTTGTAATTTACTAATTTTTATTTTAAGTTCAACTATATCTTTAGTCTGTACTGCGTTATCTAAACGCAACTTTCTAACTTCTTTTAATAAGTTTCTGTTGTAATCAGCTAACTCGTGAATAGTCTCCATTGTCGTTTTAAGCGTCTCTAACGCATCTAATCTATTTTTAGATGGTTTACCCTTATCACAGTCGTGCATTGCTTTTATAATTAAAATATGTAATTTATTTTTTCTTAGTAACAATTCTAACTCATCCATAATTCTCTGTGTTTTTAAGTGGATTAACTCCTCCGATTGTGAAGCCTAAGCCGTTATTATAATTAAATCTTAAAGGCTCGTTTAACATTGTAGGCTTTCCTCCTGATTCTCGGTCTTTAATTTTTAAAATGTGTATTTCTGTCATAGGCCACAAGTCAGGATGTGAAATGAGGCGGTGACATACAAATAGACTATCGACTCTATTAGGAAACACCTGGCCGCCTTCACAGTCAGCCTTACGAGGATTTTGTATGTGACCGTTAAGTAAATGGTCTGGAGGATAAACTCTTCGAGCCGCTTCAGTTTGAGGATGTATGCTAACAAATAAAGTCTTTTTTGTTTTATTACAAAACTCTCTAGCACTATTGCAAAAATTGTAGTTTCTGTCAAATTGATTAACTCTTCTATCGTGATTCAATCCTGTATAAGGGTCGATAGCGCAGACATCAGCGTCAGACTTTGCAAAGATGTTAAAGAGTTCAATATGACTGTAAAGTTTTCTATTGTCTATAAACTTAAAATATTGACTTATTTCTTTATTGTATTTTAATATCTCAAACTTATTTAAGTCTTTTAATTTTGTGCCTGTCCACATTTCAATGATGTCTCTTTTTAATTGTGAGGACTTATTTTCACCAGACCAAATAATGAATTTTAATTTATGTATTTTAGCAAGTGTTGTAAAATACCAAAGCAACCAAAACGTCTTCCCTACATTATCAAGGCCTAAACAAAGATTAAACTCTCCTCTTTTTAAAACTAAGTTCTCATCCAGTTTACAACCTATCTTAAGACCTTGCTTAATTTTACCGTCTTTGTAGTCATATAAATATTTAAGTGCGCTGTCGTCTTCTACTATCATTTTGTTAAAAGTTTTTTAACCTCATCAGATACTTTTAAGACGTTATCATTTTCATATTTATCTTTTATGTTCTTTTCTTTTCTTAATGCTTTAGCATTGCTTAAGCTATGCTTTCCGCCTTTTCTTCCTGACTCAACTCTTTTATTGTGTGCTTCTTTACGTTCTTTGTATTGTTTATCTAGCCAGTCAATAATAATATTTTTATTTTTTTGTTTAACTATTCCAACTTTTATTAGACTTTCATAATCGTCTGGAATTATTCTTTTGTATTGTTCAAATGGAACTTTACACTCTTTGCTCCAATAATAGCAGACTACTTTCATAAAAGAGCCTTGTTGTTTTAGGCTTAAGAAACTTATTGTTCCCGTTAGCCATTGATTTGGGTTGAATTTAAACCAAGGTAAATCTGTCATTGTTCTTTGTTTTAGTTTGTTTATAATTAGAAACATTTTAACTGCTCATATGCTGAAATTTTAAGTTTAGTTAAATCGTGTTTTTCAGGTTTAAAAAAATCTACTAGAAATTTGTCATTTGTTATATTATACTCATTTTCAATAAAGTCTTTAGGCTCTTTGCCGTATTTATTATTTTTTATTTCTTGAATATAAGAAATTCCATTAATTGTTTTAGCGTTTAAAAAATTATCGTCAATTTTAATTTCGCTTTTAACAATAAAACATTTTATAATTGAATTATCATTTAATTTTATATTGCTTAAGTTACTTAATTGTTTATATAAGTTTATACTACATTTATCATTTTTATTTTTATGATCAATTATAAAAGTATATTTTGTATTATATTTTGTAATTAAAGTATCAATATCCATTATAGTTCTTAATCTGTCTGAATTTATACTTAATAAAAAATTTAATTTATTGTTATGATATTTTTCATTATATTTCATTGTTATTTGTTTTAAATTTAAAATAATCTTGTTTGATTTTGTGCTACATTTTTCCAAGCATCAGCATTAAATGTAATAATGTGAATTTCATCTTCAAATTGTTTACCAATATATTTGTAAGATTTTGTAACACTTTCTTTTATAGTTTTTATACCTGTTTGAAATTTAATTATTCCTTCTTTAGCTTTTTTTAAAATATTTTTATTTGATTTTTTAATTTGTTCTACATTATTTGTTTCTCCACTTAAAATCCAGTATTTGGTATTTCTACTCATACCAATAAAAAGTGACGGATTACTTGTTTTAATATAAAGAGTTTGTTTGTTTTTTTTATACATTGAACCAAATATATTTAATATTTTAATTCCTATTCCTAAACCTTGAAAATCAGGCAAAACAACAAGTCTTGAGACTCTATAAGCGTTTTTTATTGTTCCACTAGGCATTGGTAAAATAGCAATAAAACCAACAGGCTTTTCATTCCATATTAATATAAAACATTTAGCCGATTTGTTTAAATCTTCTGTTAAATAATGATGTTGTTTGAATATATTCCAAGTTTCATATCTACATCGAAATATCTGTAATTTAATTTCTGGTCTTGATTGCCGAAGTAAGGAGGGCTTTTCAACCCTCCCTTTTAACGGTGAGTAAGTCCAATCTGGTAACAACCATTCCATTATGTCAAAATGACAACTTGCTAATATTATTTTTTTATTGTTTCTTCTTATATATTTTTGTAAAGCGTTACTCATAGCTTTTGCAACGTCTCTATCAACAACAGAAGTATATTCGTCAATTAGTATAGTTTCGTTTTCTTTTGCGTTTCCTACTTTGTAGGCTAATTCTGCTCTGTATTGTTCACCATTTGACAATGTATGAAAAGGTCTTAACCAAGTTGGAACAGAACTTAAACCCATTGAACTTAACAACATTGTTGCTTCGTTAGGTTCTAACCAATTAAAATTGCTTATTAAAGGTTTTTTATTACTAAAAACACATTTACTTAAATTTCCAAATTCTTTTAATAATGTAGTCTTTCCTGTTCCAGAACCTCCATAAATAACACCAATATTCCATTTAAATGTTTTACATTCAGAAAAATTTATTGGAATGTTTACAGATGTTTCTTCATTGTTTTGTATGTCAAAAGATTCATAAATGTAATTTGTATATTTATCGTTAATTATTTTACTTGATTTTTTTATATATTTCATTAGTTATTTTTTTTTAAATTATTAACGTAAAAGTCTTTTTCTTCTTTGCTTATGTCTTCCCATTTGTAAACAGGAGTGGAACCGTAGTCCCACTCGTTATTATAATAAGCCTCTCTTTTGTAGTTTGGTATTGGTTTTACTGGTACAGGCTTATAAAGTTGACATAAATAAATAGAATCAAGTTCCCATTGTTCTGCTAATTCTGGTATTGTATAACCCTCAATTAACAATTCTTGTATAAGACTCGAAAACCATTCCGAACTTCTTTTTATTGAACTCATCTATTATCTGTTTTAACTTAAAAGGGTAAATCGTTAGACGACTCCCAGGAGTCTGACTCTTGCTTTACAGGCTGTGCTTGACTTTCTGTATCAGGCTTCCAAGTATCAACAGAAACAGCAACGTTTTTTCCGTATTGGTCTGCTTCGTCTTTTACGTTTATGTTTAATTTAATAAATTTATTTCCATTATACTCTTGAATGTAATCTTTAATTTTAGACGGGTTAATTGTTACTTTTAACCATTTTTCGTTCATTGTCTTACCGCTTCCACAGTAGATTGTTTTTTCTTTTTCCATTTTTATTTGTTTTTATTTGTTATTGTAATATCCATTGTTAAGTCGTTCTTCTACGAGTCTATCATATGCCTCGTCAATTAAGTCAAAAAAGTCTCTTGGCTCTTCGTTTTCGTCTTCCATAGTTTATTTATTTAGGTTTGTTTTTATGTATTCTCTACAGTCTATAACTCTTTTATAGATGTTTTCAATAACAGCGTCATCTCTTTCAATGTTAAACACTTTTATTCTATATTTAGAATCTATATGACTATACTTATAATAATTGCTAAAAGACTCATAATTGTCTGAGTTACTAAACTTATATTCTCGCTCAATTAATTTGTCAGGCGTGTCCATAAGTGTGTAAATTAATTTATAATTATCTAATCCTGTCAAAGCCATATATCCCTGAGCTTGGTAAAAATATGCTTTATTTGGTATAGCGTCAAAGAACAAAGGAAAGCTATAACAATCCCAACTGTTTTTAACGTCAATTATATGGTCTGTAAGTATTGCGTCAGGAGTTCCAGTTAAAAAGTCGTTTTCAAAACTCTTTTCATTTTTAATTAGTTCGTCATAACCTAAGTTTTCAGCAACATAATTAAGTGACTCTTGTTCGACTTGATTTCCTTTATCTATGTATTTACTACTAAACTCTTTTTTACGTCCATAGATTTGTTCTTTTAGCCAGTCTTGACAATAAGACTTTGTTGTCTTAGATATTGTTTCAGTCTTCATTGCTGGGTTAGTCATTATTTGACCTATTGCCGAGCATCTTATTTTAAATTCTTTCATTGTTTTCTTTTAAAATCGTCTGACTCGTCTTCGCCAAATACGCCTAAACTGTAAAGTCCTGATAATTTTAAGACAACTCTTGACATTGCTCTCTTCTCAGCGATTGCAACAGGATAAGCATTTCTGTTGTTGTCTGGACTTGCTTCGCCGTATGTCTCTATAATAACATCATTAAGTTGTCCGACTGCTTTTATAACGCAAGTTTTACGTTCTGGACTATAATGTTTTAAATCGTATTCTATTTTAATATTAAGATTCGCTTGAATTTTATCGATTCCTGACCTCGTTATTATTTGATAATGAGGATGTTTAAACGTATCTTCAACGTTTAAGTTGTACTCTATAAAGAGACGGTTTAGTTGTTCTTTTCGTGTCATAATTTTTGATTTTAACTATTGATTTTTTTATTGTTTTAAGTCGTTTAGGAAAGTAATTATAATTAATTAATTTTAATTTATAATCTATCTCGTTAAAAATTTCTAGATATTCCTCAAATCGTTCTTTGTGTATTATTATGTCTTTGCGACTAGGTGTCCAGGTGTTTGAACTTAACAATCTTTTGTTGTAATTTATTCTTATTACTAAAAGTCTGAGTTCATTATATAAGTCTTTGGACGCTTCAAAGCGTTCCCACTCTTCTAAATATTCACTATAATTATTCCAACTCATAGCAGTTCTTTTACTTTGTTAATAATGTTATAAAGTTCATCAAACTCGCCTGTGTCAACAATTAAATGGTAATTAGTCTGAAAGCTAGTAAACTCAATTACTGTTGGATTGCCTTCTCTATTGTCGATTGATACTTTGACGTCTGTATTGTCGTCTTTAAATTGATAAGTTCTCTTTGTTGCTGTTGCTTCCATTTTTTTTATTATTATGTTTTTTAACAAAATCTTTCATAAAGTCTACAATAGTAGAAGAATAACTAAACTCCCACCAAGAAACAATACCTTCTTTTTTAGCTTTTTCTTGAAGTTCTTTGTGTATGTCTACAAACTCCTGAACTAGTTCTTTATCTTCATTTTTAATAGAGAATGTTTTAACTCCTTTTAACTGTTTCATTTTTTAAATATTAGTTATTAAATAAAATAAAATTTTGTAACTCAAATAAAAGGCAGTTACAATGCCCATAATATTAAATATTTCTTTTTTCATTATAAAATATAGCAGTTAAGGCAGTAAATTCTAATATTAATTTTTTCATAGTTTAGTTAATTATTTTTTAAATTGATTATAAATTTTAACTGCATGCTCTTTATCTTGAGCATTAATTGAATTACCTGTGCTTTTACCATTTTTATAAAGTTCAAACCACATGAACCCCATATAATCTTTGTTACTTCTTTGAACTGCTTTAATCATAATTTTAGTTGTTTTAAGTTTATGTTTGTAAATATATATATAAATACAATACAAATTACATTTTACTATAACTTTTTTTAAAAAAAAATTAAGCTACTTTGAGAAAATAATTAGAAAAAATGTGTAAATCTACAAATTTGACCTCCAGTAGGATGGTGTATAAAGCCTTCAATTGCAGGTAAATTAAGATAACCTTGTGAATGATGCCACGAGTCTGGAGGACTAGGCGAACGCATTGTCTCAACATTAACCGAGACAATATCGTTAGAGCGTTTAGAATGAAAGTGATGTAAATAAATATAGCGTCTGTTGCATTTTGCCCATAAATGAGGACACTCTGTTGCCATAATTAACGGTAAGTCGTTTGCTTTGCCTTTGTCGCCGTGACTAAAGCCGATTAAGTTATTTTCATAACCTATGTATTTGCGAGTAGCTGGAGAAACATCAAAAGAAACGTTTTTACAATTTTTAAAATGCGTCTCGATTAAATTTGACAAGTAAAAACCACTCTGGTAGTCGTGATTGGACGGACAAAAAACACAATGAACAGGAGCAACTTTCATTAACTTCTCTATAATATCAACATAAAGTCTTTTAGCCATTAAGAAAGACTCATACCACATTAAACCGTCAGACTCGACAAAAGTTCCTTTAGTTGTTTTGTTAGGTGTGTCATAATGTAAAATATCGTTACCTAGCACTAAACAAATTTTATTTAAAGGAAAGCCTTGAACCTTATCTAAAATTGATTTAACACCCGTTAAAACGCGAATAACAGCCTCTTGACTGTTGTATGTTTGCCCTGTCTCTAATTCAGACGCTACTTTGCCAATATGAACGTCAGCAGGGTCAATTACTAATAAATGATTGTTTAGTTTTTTAGTGTATTCTATTTTATCGTAGTTAGGAGCGTGGTCTTTAAAAGTCTTTAACATTTCGTCAAAGAACTTATTTTTGTCATCCTGTCTGTAAAGTGGATTTTTAAAGAATAATGACGAGTTTTTAGACTTAACCCATCCGTGTTTTATATCATTAGGACTAACGCCTTGTTGTTTAGCCTCTTCTTTTATTCTACGATACTCTAAAAGTATATCCTCTTCATCTTCTTTTAGACGATACCTAGTCGAGTTTCTACTCTTACTTTTTTTATTTTTCACTTTGTTTAACTCTTTTTAGCTCTTCCTCCAAAGTAAAAAGACACAATTGAAACTGCGACTCCTTCAACAAGTCCACAACTATGAATCATAAGTTCTTTATTGTGTTCTGGTATATTAATAAATACTATTGCAATAATTAAAAAGACAAAACTAACAAGCCCAATAACGCCTGTAATATTCATCATCCAGTCTATTCCTCCAACTTTTAAAATTTCAACTTCTCTTTTCCTTGCTGAATCTCTGTCTTGAACTTCTAAATTATATAACTCAACTGTTTGCTGGTGTATTTGTGCTTTCTCTTCAGGTGTTAAATCTGGGTCTGTGTCAACTAATTTTTTAACAACTCCCAAAATTCCTTTTTCTGGCAATAAATCGCCAACAACATCAAACACTTTAGGTGCTTTATTTTTTAAGAATTGTCCTAACTTACTGTCTTTTAATTTACTCATTTTATTTATTTTAAATCTTTTTCGTCTATTAAAGTATATGAGAAACTATTTCCCCAATATTTTTCTGCTTTTTTACATATATCAATAAACAACTCAAACTCATCTGAGTTCTGAAATACTTGACAACCCGCCGAATAACCGTCAACTGTTTTTCTTTCTCCCTCACTTGCTTTGTGTATATTAATACCGAAATATCCTGAAATAATTGTATTGTCTAGCATATCGTAATTTGTGTCTTTATCTTCGTCTCGATATACGTCAACTTTTCCGCCTGTTTGCACTAACGCTGTGTATGTGTAATGAGTTCCCAATTGCCAGACTCCTCTGTATTGATTAGGGACTAAAATAGCACAGCCTTTTGGATTCATTGGAGTCTCTAAGTATTTTAAACCTGGGAGTGTTGTAGCTTGAAACTCTAAAGAGTTCCACTTGCCTTTATACTTCCAAAACGTTGTTATAGTATCGTTAAATAAATTTGTTGTTGGATTTGACTCTCTAACGCCTACAATATTTAAATTAAAAGGCTTAACATCTGACTCATAGACTTTATAACCTTTTGACTTCATTGACGTTATTAAAGTGTTTAATTTACTCACGTGAGTTCCTTTTTCTTGTTGCTTTTGATTTTGCGTTTAATAAGAGTCTCTCTTCCATTCTAGCCAACTTCTCTCTCAACGCTGTGTTTTCAGTAATCAAACTATCGATTTTTGCTTCTAAGGTAGTAATTTTATCTTTAAGTTCTTCAATAACTTTAATTGAAAGACCGTCATTTCTTTTCTCTTTATCGGCTTTTATATCCATTCGTTTTTTTACGAGTTGCCAAATTTCTTTTATTCCTAACCCTCCAACGAGAGCAGTTATCGCCATTAGTAAGTTGTGGTCTTCCATTTTTATTTTATTTACCTTGTCCAACGTATTTCTTTTTCCATCCTTTTTGACCTTTTGAGGCGTTCTTGCTATGTATGCCAGGACGCTTCTTTTTAGGTTTGTATATTTTAGCAGTTAACCCTCTCATTATTCAGGCATTGGCTCAGACCATTCAGGGCTACTCATAAGAGTAAGTGCTTCTGAATGATTCATTTTATCACCTACTATTGGCAATGCTCCACTTGTTACATAACTTGGTTCTGTAATGTATGAAAGCAACCCTTGAGTGTTTGCTAAGTTTCTACGCATTGTTTGTGCAGATGTTTGATTTACCTGTGAAAAGTCAACTTTTGAAGTTTCTGTTAATTCTATTACTATGTATGTTGCCATTTTATTTTTATTTTAATATTTATGTTGGTACTGATGTTGATTTAGCTAAAACGCTCATTGAATATGATACGGCATTATTTTCAGAATACGGACTGTTGCCTGTTCTGTTTGTGCCTGATGACATACCTGAAGATGTTCCACTTCCTGTGGCTCCTACTCCGTCAACTAAATCTGCTTGTGTCATATTTGCTGAAGTTCCGTTGTTAGTTCCTATCTCATCCAATACAGTCCAGTTTGTGCCATCAAATGATGAATTTACACTTCCTAACCTCCACCAAGATACTGGTGTTACTTCAAAAGTGTTTAAGTCAAAAGGTTTGCCTTCATTGTAAAGTGTTTTTACTTGCGTTGCTGATAATGCTGAATTATAAATTGATAGATTACTCATTTCACCTTCAAACTCATATGTATTCAATTTTCCAATAACTAAATCACCACCACCAGACGGGATTGAAGCAGGAATAGAACCTACTGAATTGAAAGCAACATAATTACCATCAGCATATACTTTTAATCTATCTGCATCAGTCGCACCACTTCCGTCATAAACAATTGCAAGATGCAACCATTTTTCTTGTCCAAGTGTTCCGAATTTATTTAATGACCACGTACCTGCAATGTTACTAAATGAACTACCTATATTTACATAAAATTGACCTCCACTTCCCGCCCAAAAATAAGCTCCAAAATTATCAGAACTACTTAAATCAGAAATACCACCTCTTTGGTCTAATGATGCGGGATTAATCCAAACAGAATACGTTAAATTTGTATAGTTATCAACGTTTAAATTAGTACTAATAAAATCATCTGTTCCATCAAATGAAAGTGAAAAAGGGTCATAGGATTGGTTAATTATAAGGTCGGATTGCACAAGGTTTGAAGCAGTCATACCTGAAGATGTGCCAGTGTTTGAGTTACTTGATGCGTCAGGGATACTCCAATTAGAGCCATCAAAGGTTGCTGATGCGTCTAATTCCCACCATCCTTGTAAGTTGCTCCAAGAAGCAATATTTGGCGGTGTTCCGTAGTTATATAAAGATTCAACTGATTCTGTTCCTGTTGCTGGTAATGCTGTGTTAAACACTGAAACATTTGACATTTTGCCATTAATTGAATTTGAACCAACTCCATCAGCTTCAGAAATTAATGTATCTAAAATAGTATCATTTGTTGTTCCAACACCTGTTAAGGTTTCATTGAAACTTCCGTTTAAATATAAACTTACAGAATCTCCATTTCTTGTAAACGCTATATGAATCCAAGTGTTTGTATTAGTTAATATATTTCTTGCGTCTGTATTATCAAACTTCAAAGCTACCTGTGGATTACCTATTGAATAAGTTGTAAAATTAACTACACTTGAAAATCCTGTTGATATAAATACAAGGTAATCAAATTGATTTGTGCTTGAACCTATTGGAATTTGCGTTGTATCTTGGGTTTCATTATAATACCAGAAAGAAACAGTGTTTGTAGTACCTAAATTAATTGATGGTAGATTTATTACTGGGCCTAAAGAACCATCACTTTGAAATACATAATCTTTTTCTGCTGAATTTGGTGTTAAAAACTCCCCGTTAAATCCAGCATTTCCAAGTGGGTAATATGCCACAGGTTTTCTTCCATTTGTTATTGCCATAGGGTTGCCAATAGCTGAGCCAGTACCATACAGTTGAGTTACTTGTGAAGATGAAAGCGAGTAATCAAATATTGAAACCTCTGTGATTTTGCCATCCCACTCAAAACCAGATAAAGTTGAATTTTTTCCAATGGTAGTGTTATTACTTGTATAATTTATTGTTCCAGTTTTACTTGCACTACTTGCTTCTACACCATCTACATATAACTTCATAGTAGTTCCATCCCAAGTAGCGCAAACGTGAAACCATTGATTTAGTGTAGGTAAGGTTGTAGATATAGTTGACCAGCTACCTGTTTTTATACCAAATTGCAAAACACCACCAAAAACAAAAATACCATAATCAACACTTGCTCCTCTACCAATTACACTTCCATTAGATGTATCTGTTTTATATGCCCAAGCTGAAATACTTAAAGCAGTTGTAGAAGGTTTTAGGTTACCAACATCTACAAATTGTGAAGTTCCATCAAAATCCAAAGAATAGTTTGACACTCTGTTAGCTTCTGCATTTGCGTTGGTTGGCATTAACCAACTATTAGATATAAATTCTGTTGCCATATTTTTTTTAATTAATCATTTAATTATTCTCCCATTCTATACCAAGCGGTTGGGCTTGATGCATTGCTTAAACTGTCAAGGTCATTCGGAACTCCAGTTCCATAAATTTCTGTTACTGCTGCTGAACTTAGTTCTGTATTATCCCAATATGCAAATTCATCCATACTTCCATTTAAATACTCTTGTCCAGAAAAACTACCGCTTGTTCCTCCCCCTAACCCTATGGCATTACCTAAACCTCTTATAGCTTGTGTTCCATATGGTGAGCCATCATTTAATACTGTTAATGGTTGTCCATCTAACCACATTTTACAATTAACAATATTTGCTCTATTAGAATCACTGTCAACAGGATTGTAAATAGCTATATGATGCCAATTTCCATCAAATATGTTTTTTGTAGGGTCTGTACCATTTATTAATTCTGAGTATGCTCTACAATAGCTACTTGAAGCCCTGTAATATTCTAAAGCAAAATGTAATCTTCCGTTTACCATTCCAGCTCCCATTGCATACCTAAATTTAGGTGCTGCAATATTTGCGTTCCCACAGAAAAAAGGAACATATGTGCCACTTACTGGTTTTATCCAAAAACTAAATGTTCTTATAATTGCAGTTCTATGACCTCCGCCAACTATACCAGCTTCAAAATAAGAATCAACCCCATCAAATGTAAAACTCTGTGTGGATGCAAAAGCGGCGGATTCTATACCTAAAGAACGATTTTCAAAAGTTCCGCTAGGTAAAGTATAAGTAACTGTATAAGAATTTATTGATGACGTTGAAAGCGTTATTTCACCCGTTGAAGAGTTTATACTTAATCCCTCTGGAGTTGCTGTAAACGTTCCGCCTGTGTCTCCTGTTATCGTTGGCGTAGGATTAGACTCGTCAACTCTATAACTGCTCTGAGAATAACTAAAAGCGGCAGACTCTGACTTAGTCGCTCCTGATGGAATGTAAAATAATCCGTTTATTTTTTTAGGGTTAAATATTACTGGCATCTCTTTTAAGTTATTGGTAAATTACAATTATCATAGTTAAACGGTATTTTAAGACCGATATTCATTCCCCATCCTGTCAACTCATCTTCAAATCTCTCTGTAAAGCTAGTCATTGTTGATGAACGAACCAACTGAACTTTTAACCAATCTGAGTTATTTGTAGTTGAGGTCTTTTGCTCAAAATATCCTAATAAGTCAAGCAATACTTGACACATATCTGACTTTACATCATTCTCATTGCTTTCATCTTTCTTTACTAAGTCCATTGCTAGAACGTTAAAGTTCCAAGTAAAAGTCCCGTCTCCTAGCGTTGCAGGTTGGTCAACTACCCAAAATAGTGGATAGTTAAAATCTAACAATTGATTGTGTTCAACAATTTCAAATAAGTCGCCATTGCCAAAGTTTTGAATTTGCTTATGTGCTGAAGCAAAGTCAGAAAATTCTTTTAATATTTGATTATAAGTCAATATCATTTTTTAGCGTTGTTATATTCGTCTCTCCAACAATAAGAAGAACCTGCAGAGCCTAAATAGTAACTCGTTTGAAATGCTGTCTTTCTAGGGTTTAAATCGTCTGAGTGTTCTTTATACTTAGGAAACAAATTATCGTTATCACATAAAAAGTTAATTAGTCTTGCTTCTCTCTCTTCAGCTTTGTTCTTCCACTCATCACGCAAAAACTGTAAGTCTTGGTAGCTTATCGGTTGACTATTTTCACTCGACTTAGTTGCAACAGACTTATTTCTATACTTAAACAACATAGACGTTGAACACTCATAAACAGTCCATTGAGCCATCGCTGGAGCAATATAGTTGTCTAACAAATTAGTCTCGTCAGAGTTTAACGTTCCCGCTGTTATCTTTGCTTTTAAATCGTCATATAAAGGAGTCCCTAAAATAGGATGGATTCTTAATTCCTGGCAATCTCTAATTGACGGTAAAATCAATCTCATATCGACATTAGGGTCGATTAAAGTTGTGTTCTTAACATATGCTTCTGATATAAATAAAACTGCCATAATTATCTTTTTAAACGTACAACTTGTTGTTGCCAAATATGACGACAAAAAGGAGTCGTCTTTCCTGTCTCTGGGTTATTATACCAACCACCTCGCTTAGTGAAAATAGATATTCCCGTTTGACCAAAATCGTTAGTTAACAATTCTAATTGCTGTAATGTGTAACGTTTAGTTGTTGCTAGTAACATCATTTTTCTGCAAAAAGGTCTACTTTCTGTCTTTAGTGGTGGCGCGTCTGGTCTTTCAATATATTGATAAACAATAAAAATCTCTTCTTGAGGCTTTTGTATCGTTTCTTTTGCGTCTGGTGTCGGTTTAAAATCTTTGTCTAATGCTTTTGCGTCTACTAAGTTTGAGACCGCTTCGCTAATATCACTAATCGGAACGTTTAAACCTTTGCTTAATTCAGTTATAGGTAAGTCTGGAGTCTTAATTAATAGACTTAAAACATCTTTTTCTAAGTCATTTAATACTGTTGTTATAGCGAAAGACTCTTTTCTAATCTGCTCCTCATACATTTTAGCGTCTTCTAACGACGTTATTGGATTGATGTAAGTATCTAACACCTCTAAGTCAGTTTCATTGTAGCCAGTGTCTTTTAATTGACTTAAAATAATATCGTCTAAACTACTTTTTAATTGTACTTGCTGACCAACTTCTAAAGGTGCTAAACCAATTTTCTCTCTAATCTCATCAGGAGTCATTACGTTAACAACTGTTTGCTCACTAAATTGTCTTTGTACTGGCTCTATCTTAACAATATGAACAGGCGCTCCTACAATACCGTTAAAATTAAGTATTGAGTTAATTAACTCATTAAATATTTTTTGCTCTGGGTCTATTTGTAAGTTTTGATACAATTGAGACGCGACTGCGATTTCGTCAGCGTTATTTCCCAATCCTGAGCTGTCTTTTATGCCAAATAATTTAGGACTCGTTATCCCGTGAGCTGTAAATATCTCTTCTCTTATTTGGTTGTTTAAGTTTATAAATCTTTCGTCCTGTCCATTAACTGGAATAGGAATAATCTGTGGATGGTCTGACGCTTGGTCTGTAAATGATAAAAGAGGCTTTCCAGCGTTATCAGCTCCAGTAGCATAATTTTTAAACCTTCGTTCTATTTCAGACATCTCCTGTTCTGTCGGAGAACCATTATTAAACGAGACCACATAACCCGCTGAAAGATTGTTTTTAATATTTTGTAAAGTAAAGTTTGCTATCTGTGCGTCTGACTCTAAATAAGGTATCGCAGAAACATAGTCAGGTAAAGGATAAACTCCTACGTCTGGTCTATATTCTTTATAATAAATTAAGTAATCAACGTCACTCTTTGCGCTATCGTCATAAGGAAAATGCTGTAGTATTTTAAAATCATCGTTGTTTTGTGGGTTTCTAGCAGACCAATCGTCAGTATAGTAATAAAGATTATTTTCAACACCGCAACGAATATCGCAAAAGTCAATATGATTAACAGCGGCAATCTTACCATTTTTAGACATTCTAACCTGTAAAGAAAAACCTCCATAAACCTTTTTGTCCTTTGCTAATTTACTAAGTAAGTCGTCTAAGTTTTCGTCTTCGTTAGGCATCCTTAAAAATCCCTCAATATAAGCCTTTTCAGTGAACGATAAACTGCCCTCTATACTAAACCCTTGTCCAACTATAAATTTAACCTTAGAGTTAATTATTTGATTATGCTTAGAACTCTCGTTATATAACTTAGTTAAATAATCTGGATATGTATTTTTATAAGGTCGCTCTGTTCCGTATTCATACCAGTCGCCTTTTTTTGACTCTTTGAACTGAGGTAACTCATAACCTCCAAAATCTAAGGGAATTAATTTTACGCTCATAATGAAGGATTGTAAACAATGTTAGTATTTGTTGCGTTTGTATGTTGTGTATAAGACGGAGTGTAAGTACTATCTAATAATTTAACTTTTCCCTCTTCTACTTTTGTTAACCCTGACGGGTCTAAGTTTGTTGAACTAACTTGCTCAAAAACTTCATAAGAATAAAAACCACCTTTTCCAAGAATTAAACTACCATTAACAGCATCGTTAACACCTTCAATAAAATTAAATTCATTGTAACGTGTTTTATTACTGCTTATGTCTGTCATTATAGTATAGTAACTAACTTTAGTTTG